GAGCAACCTTGATTGTGTCAGTGTCGAAATCTACTTCCTTGTTTAGTGCCTTAAGAAGAAAGTTACCGTATAGTTTTGATGGCATTATCTATCTCCTTACGCTGTCTTTTCAACAATTGCGAATGCATCTGCATCTGCAACTGCGAAGCCACGGCGGATACGAGTCTTAAGAAGGACTCCGTCCTTTGTAAATTCTGCATCACGTGAAACAACTGACTCTACGCCACCACGGATACCATTGATAAGCATCTGACGGTTACCGACGATGAGCAATGCGTTTCCTGTTGGTGTATCTGTTGCTGCTGTAGATGTTGCTGCACCGTATGAAACTACCAATGGATATCCAAATAGAGATCCTGGAGTTCCTGCTAGTGGATCTGGCAGAACTAGATCAGAGTTACCCTTGACCATTCCACGAATTTCCTTAAGCATCTTTGGGTGAGCCATCCATACTGTGTTGGCTGCATCAAACTTCTTTGAGTTTTCAACAAAACCAAGAGCGTTGTTGATGTCATCATATGACATTGCTCCGCCTGTTTGGATGATCTGTGGAACTAATGCTGTTGGGCTTGTTGCTACTGCACGATATAGAGATGTGTACGGCTGACCGTCGTCTCCATCGCCTGCTGCTGTTACACCAAGGCAAGCATTGTCATACTTACGAGCAAAACGAGATGCCCATTCACGCTTGTAAACTGAAAGTGTGTCAACGAGTGAATCGTTTACATCTTCCTCTGAGATATGCATCAATTGTGCATACTTTCTTGCTGTCAATACGATTTCGTCTAGAGTTGGGTTTGATGCAGGAATTTCTGCGCCTTCTGCTACCACTTGTGGTGCATCTCCAACAAAACGAGGAACTGACTTTGTGCGAGAAGCCATTGCTTCACGACGGGCAAAACGCTCTACAGCAGAATTAGCAATAAGGTCCTGAATTACTGTGGACCCCTGCTCTTCTAGGATGTAGCCGTTAGCCTCTGTTAAATCAACACGACTAATTGTCATTTTATCCTCCTATGGATATATAGTTTATTGTTTTTTTGAATCGTCTAATTCAATATGATTATAGGGCAAGCGTCCACTCATCCCAATAAGTCTATTGTACCATTTGATTACAATTTACCCAATATTTTAGCAGCCTGCAACTGGGTTGCTGTATATTGAGTGCTGACACTTGCCTTTACAGCAGTATCTGCCTGACCACCAACACGGAGTTTGGGATCAAAGATTTCTGGAAGATCTTCTTTAAGTTGATTAAACTGACCTTCAAACCCAACAACATCAAAGTTGTCATCAAATTCAAATTTGGTCAAATCCATAAATCTTAAAAGTCTTCGTGGATCTTTTACTCCTTCATCAGAGATTTTCTGCAAAACCTTTTCATGAAGTAGTTTTCCACTAAAATCTGCTATCTTTTGGTTAGTACTGTTTAGATCAACCTCAAGTTTTTCTTTTTCTTCTCTGAATCTTTTAGCATCAGACTTTGCACGGTCCAAAGCAGCAAGAACTGCTTTTGGATCATTTAAAGTTGCTTCTTCAGTTGATACTTCGGTTGTTACTTCTTCTGTGTTATTCGTTTCCAATTTGGCCTCCTGTGGCTTCCATCATTACATTGTTTGTGTTTGTGTTTTGAGATAAAGTAGTTATTGATTCTTCTGCTGCAGCAATTTCTTTTGCAACTTCTAAATCATAACCCATTTCAATTAGAACTTGCTCAAGAGATACGCCAACTACACGCTTCTTTACTGCAACTTCCCATGCATCTAAACTATCAATGCTTTCAATATCTTTCCATCTAACTTGAATGTTTGGTTCTGTAGAATTTTCCATCTTTAGAATAAATCTAAACATATCTGCCCAAGTTGAACCAAAAGTAATCTGACGATCCTTTACCTTGGCAATTAGTGGTGATTCTGCAGTTCTCAAAGACTCTCCAGATGGAATGCTTCCTGTCTTTTCAAAATAGTGAAGTGGTGTATTTGTAATTGATGCCATTGCACGAACAAAGTCTCTAACTGGTTCTGTAAAGACCTTGTGATCAGCAGGAGAAAATTCTCCAACCTTGTCAACGCCCTTAAGATACCAAAGTTCTCCTGGTCCGTTCTTTAACTTGCCAATGTTTTCTGCATCTGTTCCTGTCTCATCAAAATCTTCAAACTCAGAAGAATTTCCTGAACCACCAAGAGCATAACGCTGTGGTGCTCCTTGATAATCAACAGTAATCATATGTGTTGTCATCAACTTGTTAATTGCATCTTGCGGACCATAAGCATCAGTGTGCTCTGGACGCCCATACTGCTTAGATGTGCGGAAATGGAAGACTGGAACTTCATTCCAAGGGTTTTCTACTACAGAAACTGGTAAGAATCCGTTAGCAGAAACAATATTTATAACTTCTCCAGGCATTGTGTACTTCTCAATGCGATCTGGATAATACATGTTTAAGTGTGATGTTTTCTTTGTGTAATCCAAAGGATCTTCTGATTGCCACAACTTAGCAGCAAATCTCTTGACTCTTGGATTTTCATCATCATAAACCATTACAGTTGTAAGTGGTGAATTGTAATCTACTGTGGTGTTTCCGTTAACATCTGTCCAAACAATTGCATAGCAATCACCATAAACCAGTGCACGACGGTGAATTTCATCTGCATCAATCTGCAAATCATTCATTTGCCAGATATCGTTAATTTTTGCGTTTGCCTCTTCTGTGTTTGCTGTTATATTAGCAATTTCTAGACGATTAAGAACTGAATCTACTACAGTTCTAGCAAAGTTAAATCTAAAGTTATTTCTTACACTTCCTAGTACTTGTAGCCAACGGTTATTTGAGAAAACTTCTAAATTAGTTCCCTCGTAATATTCCTCAGCAACCAAATAGGTATTTCTTCTATCTACTATTGTATCAATAGCCTTTTTAATATCAGACATTTTGTCTCCTTAAATAATTTATTTGTTTTGTTTCTAGTTTTACTGCTTTGTTATCTAAAAAGTACAAAACGCCAGAAACAACGGCATCAAGCACATCCTCATGTGAAACTTTTGGAAAAGCCCACATCTGTTCTTCTAATGTTGGGAAATGTGCAATATGTCTGACTTTTCCCTGCTGATAAAAGTTCAAAGCCTTGCCAGCACGAATCTGCTTTGATAGACTTTGGTTTTTTGATCTATATTTTGCGGGGACTGATTTAAATACATCTTTCCATAAGTCTCCACCTTGGTTTACTTCAACATAAAGTACACCAACATCAAACTTCTCTACCAGGTAGCCAACTCTATCTGCTATTTCTGATGGAGACATCTTTACTTGCTCTGCGTGTCTTACATAGATATTTGAGTTGCCAAGAGCATCTACGCCTCTGGACAAAACTGCTATACCTGTATAGTCAGAGATCTTATTCTTTGTAACTGCTGGGTCAATGGATATAATAGTGTTTCCGTAATCCGATAACTCTTCAATAATAATGTCTTCGTTAGTCCAGAACATGCCATCTGTGTTGACTGGACGGTTCATATAGTTCTTGGCAAAGTCTCTTAGGTGTCTTTGACTGTTCAACCACTCTAAAGGCCATTTCTCAGGCCATACAGACCTTTCTGAGCCATCATCATTAGGCATAATGGCTGGATAGTAATGAACATCTACATTCTGGTCTGAAATCCAAGATAACTCAGGGTCATCATAGCCTTCGCCGTATTTACGGAACTGATCCATCACAGAGTTAGGCATTGTGGTTGTTCCTACAAAAATCATACGAGCATAGATGTTCATAGGTGCGATATCGTCAAATACAGTGTTTTTCTGTCTACCAGCCTGATACTCAGAATAGTTCTTCTCACCCTTCTCAATATCATCTAGGATTATGAGGTCTGGACGCTGGCCAAAGACCTTCTTTCCTAATGAGTTGGTGTCGATGCCGTTAGCATCAAAAATAAAATCGTTAGACTGAATAATACGCCAAGAGTTGGAAGCCATCGCACGACCAGATGAGTTGACGATCTTAGGTTTGCAAAGGTCAGGATAGTCCTCAATGAGATAGCCGTTCGTTTCAAGTTCATTTTTAAAAGACATAAGATGGGTTTCGGCCTGGGAAGCAGCGTCCGAAAAGGCTGCGATAAACTTAACATGACCATGAGCAGCAGCCCACATAGGTAAAATAAGGAAGATCCAGGTTGATTTGCCACATTCTCTTGGTGCGATAAAAGCATCTCTATTCTCCTTTGGGTTTTGTGGTTTGTGTATCCAGGACTTGCCATATTCTGCTAGGTCTTTATGGAACTCACTAAGAGTTATCTCTCCATGGGCGTTCTGAAGGTGATGTGGCAGGTAAATTAGGGCAAAGAGCATGGGATCATACTTGGTCAACTCTTTACGGCCATCAGAAAATGTCAAAAGTTCTAATGGAACATTGTCTAAAATATCAGTTGCTAACATTTATCCCTTCTTAGCCAGAATTTCGTAGATATTGTCTACTCGTTCTTCAATCTTTTCTAGCCTCTTACTGTTAATCTCAACTTTATCCTTTATGCTTGAGCCAGAATTAGGTTTGAGTTCTGCTAAGGTTTTGATCATATACCTCATCATTCCAAAGAATCCTCCTGTTATGCCTAACACTATTACTCCTATTGCGGATATTACTTCTGGTGTCACTTATAACATACCCCAGATTGAAAAGTATGGGAAATATCTTTTGCAGACAGCGAAAAATACAAAAAGAAAAAAACTTTTGCAGCGGGTACCCCTACCATATCAAACCTCATTTGTCAAAACCTTCAAACCTTTATTTCTCATAGCCTCATTGCGAGCCTTTGCTTCATTCAATAGATCTATGATAGCCAAGTCTTGTCCATCCTTCTGTCTATTCTCATTGATAACAGTAGACTTACCCTCTATAAGGTTTATGGTTTGTATAGCCTTATGTACAGCATTTGCTAACTTGTTCAAACCATCGCTATCCAAGGCATCTTGCATTAGTGCTTCTACACATCTATCTAATACTGCTTGTGCCGCTATTAGTTTTTCTTTATCAGTGTAAAAGTTTCTTGTATCTACCGCCATTTTTGCGAGGGTATCAATAGTAGGCAATTCAATATTGCGTTCTACAAACCACTTCTTGGCAGTATGATAAGACTTTGGATATTGGAGATATCTAAGTGTTGGCCCTATTCCCATTTCCTGTGCAGTCTCTATAAATTCTATAATTTGTTCTTCTGTATATGTGCTATATCCCACGATATCCTCCTATAAAGGTTTGAAGGTTTGTATATTTGGTTTTACGACGCATACTTCTGGCATTTCCGACCAATATAACCATATCAAACCTCATCCATCTTGCTTAACAAACCCTCAATCATCTCAACCAAGTTATCGTCCAAACCTATATCTAATGTCATTTCGGTAGTATTCTCTCTGTCAAAGAATGTGAGGACAAACTTTAAGTTGCCATCTCTATACTCTACTGCTCCTGCATATGGGAATAGTGTCATATCTTCTCTATACCGTCCGAATTTTACCTAGTTTGTACATCATAGCAATTGTATCATTAAAATGCGGTGAAGGAGTAAAAAGAGGTGACTAAAAACTCCTCCACCACAATGGTTGGTAGACCAAGACCTGCAGGACAGGTCGTATATCTATTATAGCATGTTCCTGGCCTTTTTTTGTTGGTTAGTTACATAAATAACCCAACAAGGTTTGCAATAAGTATGATGTCTATCTGCTCTATTTTTGTTACGACCAAACTGAGATATTGGCTTTTCTAGTTTGCATATTCCACAAACCTTAGATTGCCTTATAACTGTTGCTGGCGTTACAGCCCTTTTAGCACTCTTTTCTCTGTCTCTTTCCTTACAGCATGGCTTACAATATGCATATAGGTGATTAATTGTATTTGCAGCATAGTAGTAATGAGTTGCATCTTTAGTTTCCCCGCATCTTGGGCATCGCTTAAACATATATATTTGTCCATTCTTTATTAGCGTGTGTTTTTAGTCTATGGCAATTAGCACACAAACACCAAAGATTATCTCTATTGTTATTTCGTTTATTACCATCTTTGTGATCAACCTCAATTTGCTGAGGTACTTCTGCTATAAAACCACATCTTTCGCAGTAATTCTTCTTATCTTTAATGTTACATCTATTGCAAGTAGAGCATAATACTCCATAGCGTCTTTCACCATCACTACCAATACCAGTGCTTCTAGCGTTTCTTCCGCATGGGCATAACCTTGGTGCCTTTGAACCTGTTGCTTTCATTATACTTGTTCCCCTTTTTCTACCTCTAATATGTCTTGTATTACCTGATGCTCAAAGCCTATGACTTCTGAGGTCCCGTTGCAAACCAGGCAATTCCTATCGCTATCTGTTATCTTAACTGCATTGCATCCTTTGCAATATACAATCTCATATTCTTTATCCATTGTTTATCTCCTTGTTATATACGCCCGAAACGGGCGATTCAGCCAGGAAAGAATTCAGACTTGTATAATTAAGTACTGCTTTTCCTTGGTTTCTAGTTGATATGTTTATCTTTCTTTTATCTTTATTTATCTTTAGTGTATCAATATTGACTATTACTTCGTCAGATTCGATACATGGCTTAGTCACATTAGGTACATGGACTTCATAACGGTTGTTTTTATATTGATTGTTACCGTGTTTTTTCTTGGTAACTACAAGCCATCCAAGTTCCTGTAGATCTTTAATTATCTTAACTAATGTGTTCCTACTGCCTATCCCAGAATCTTTCATCAATTGTTGCTGATTTGGATAGACATTTTGTCCTCTGGTAGCCAAAGCATAAAGGACAGATTTATAGTGTCCTGAAGGCAGTGTTCTATCATCTCTGATAGCCACCAATACATTTAATTCCATTCGTCACCCTTTCTCTTATAACCTAGTATATCACAAAAAGAGGGACCGTGCAAACCTTTTAACCAAAGAATTCTCCTGTTTCTTCGTCCATTTCTTCCTCATCATATGACTCTGTTTGGGCTAATACTTCTTGAGCATAATCATAGGCTGCTTGCATTATTTGATTTCCTGCCTCACAAATCTCACCCATAAAATCTGAGTATGGATCTGCGCTAACATCGTCCCAGCCATCAGTTGGTGATGCTTGTGCTGCGCTTTCAAATTCTGGTGCAATAGTAGACTCAAAAACGGATGTCTGGCCTTCATTAACAATCATAGATTCCATTGTGCTTAAAGCCTCTTGCAAACCTTCATTAATAATTTCTTTTGCATCAAAAACATCTTGAATGAAATCTATAAAACTAAATAAACCCATTTAGAGTGTTCCTTGATATTTAACTGCTCTCATTCTATAACTTTCAACATTATTAAAAGCATTTAATACTGGCTCTAAACCACTTATTTGCCAAATAGTATCATCAAGAATAAGATTTCCACTTGAGTCCTTAATCTTTGCAACTAATGATCCTATTGCTATTGGTTGATCAGAACGGATTGTTAACTGTCCCGTTTTTGCCAGGCCAGCAGTAAGAGCAATATTGCCAACAAAATAATAATCTACTGAAGATGCAGTGCCAACAGTATTCCTTACAAATTTATAAAATTCTGCAGAATATTTATGACGAGTATATGCTAATGGCTTCATATAGTTGTCCAACCTGGATATGTTACAGTTGATTGTATTGGTCCAGTTTTAATTGAACGAGACTTTACAAAAGATAACTTAGAACATACCATTACAGCCATTGGCGCAATGAATGGTGAAACAGAGTCGCCTGACTTAAATGTTGTTGAAGCGTCATTTTGCATAGTTGTTGAAACTGCCATCTGCTCAAAAACAATATCCTCATTATTAAGCATGTATGCTGATTGATAAGCAACTGCTCTTTTAAGAATTTCTAAATCCTTAGTGTCAGTTACATCAGTTTCAAACTTGCCAACATATGCCTCAATAGCATATTGTGCTCTTTCAACAAGACCAGCATTAACTATCTTGCCTGTAATTGTTTTTACTTGCGTTGTAGTAGCAAACATTTATTTCTCCTTTCTTATTCCGCCAGCCATTGCAGACCTAGATAAGTCATGCTAAGCACTGGAATTTCCTGTAGTGTATATATTTCTTCTTCTTGTTTTGGATATAAATCTGACTGATAATTTGCATTATCTTTGTCTGAGCCAGATCTAATAATACCACTAGATGAGTTTGTTGGTGACTGAATTAAAGGTCCACCACCACCATTTGTTGGTGTTGTTTGTCCAAATTCAGTTAACTCACGAATGTTTATTCTTTGTGGCGATCTATTTAGTCTTGTTGTTGAATATTGCCAGGCTCGTGTTGCAGTTGTTTCATTAACATCTGGTGTTGGCAAAACTTGAATAACAGCCTTGTTGTAATCTTGACGACTAAAGGTATAACCATCTTCAACACAATTTATAAAGATTTTTCCAGTAATTGGTTGTCCATTTAATACTTGATTATTATGTACAATAATTGTTGTTGCATAGTCATCATATTGATTTGCAACAAGACTAGAACCTTGATAAACATTGTTTGCTAATTTAGTTACTGTTGTTCCAACTACAATATCTATAGGATCAACAACCATTAAATCTTTTAATCCTTTACGGTTTAATCCAAATCCTGGCAAGTTTGTATTTTCAGTAACTTCTCTTAATGCAAGACCTGGAATAAAAAATTCATTTCCTTCTTTTAATCCTAACTGACGGTATGCATATTTTGCATGGTATTGCTCATAATCATATGTATTTCCAACATTATAATTAATAAAATCAGTTAAAATGTATGTTGCTTTATTAGTAAGACCAGCAACTTCTGTGGCCACATTATATTTATTATTTCTGTGTGTATCAAAGTATTTATCTGCAGTTTCATTAACTTCAAATGGAGTAATTAATGCTGATTGAGAGTCAAAGTCTTCAGTCATTTGTGAAACACCTGTAAATTTCTTTACAACGCCAAGATCTATAGCAAGTTTTGGACTTGATACATAAAGACTTGCTCCTTGTGCACAAACATTTCTTAATGATTTAATAAAATTATCATACATGATTTTAACTTCAAAGTCTGAATATCCTACAAGGCTTTCTTTTATTTCTTCGCTTGTTTCTGGATAATTCATGAAGACTATTAGGTCGTAAGAATTAATATTAATATCTTGTTGTAAATCAATAAATCTTTCAATTCCTTTTTCATTAGTCCATCTGTTTGTAAAGATAGGCTGAGTGTTTATATTGTCAGAATTTGGGTTGTACTCAAGTTGAATCCATTTTTGATCATCCAACAATGAATCTATATCTGATTCTAATGTCCAAGATGTATCTTTAAATTGTCCATCAGTAACTCTAACTACTCCGTTGTTAATTTGGAATGGTGAAGAAGCATTTACTGCTCTTGTTAATGGCTTATTAAGACTATTAAAAACATAAATTCCATTGTCTCTTTTGCTAAATTGGTTTGTTAGCAAAATCCTGTCGCCACTTTCTAACTTAACTCCGCCAATAAGTAAATTATTGTAGGCATAAGTAGTAAACTTATTACTTCCTGTAGGACTATATGCTCCGCTTGTTGTATAAACATAATCAATATAGTCATAATCATCATATCCTGGCTCATTATTTAAATCAAGCGGATTATATTGTCTAACTTCTGGAAAAATATTAATTTCTTTATTTAAAATACCAGTAACTGTAGAATCGTGGTAATAAGTATCAACACCTGGACCCCATAAAAGAAGGTTTGATGTTATTGCTGCTCTTACATCTTCTAATACTATTATTGATTTTGAATTTGCAACATCAATATTGTTTACTTCAGTTTTAGAATTTTTAATTTTATGTGTAACAGAATAAGAATCTACAACAAAATTACTATCTAATTCAATTCCGTCTTTTGCTTTATCATTAATTAAATTATTCCAAAACAATTTTAGGGCTTTTTTCTTATTTGCATTTACAGTAGGATTAACCATTTCTGCAGTTACGTTAAAAACAGTTGCCATTTGTTTTTCATATCCACGCCAAAGTCTTAGTCTTTGCTGAATTTCAAACTTATTTAAACAATAATTTACACCGTAAACAATTGTATGAAATGAACCTTTAAAAGCATTTTGCATTGCAGCAGCACTAAAATTTCCAGTATATGTAACTGGTAATATTTCATTTAATCCAATTGTTCTATCAAATTCATCAAAACTTGATCTTTGATCTCTATCTGGTGTATTCCATCCATTTTCAATAATATTATCATATGAAATTGCTAATGAAGGATCCATTAACATCCAATCAATAAGTGGGAAAAAGATATTTTTGTTGTTTATATAGTCTGTAGTTCTAAAATCTAGTTCTCCATCAATCCAGATTTCAATAAACTTTTTATTAAACTTTAATCCACGCTCTCTTAAGGTTCCTGGTCTTCCAATATTTACAACAACATGATGCCATTTGTCATCTGCAACATTTAAATTTCCAGTAATTTCAAAATCATCTTCATGATTAATAAGATTATCTTTATACTTAACATTTATTTTTCCATTTTTTAAATTAATAGAAAAAGTTTTATTTGTAACATTTTCTTCTTGAATATAGGCATAGTCTGAAGTTATGACAACTGGTTCTTTTGGTGATACATTTGCTGAAGCATTTAATTGAGCATCTACACCAAAAGCCGATGTTTGTTGAAATAAATCAGAATTTCCATAACCAATTATTGAATTTTGCTTATTTGTTTTAAAAGTAAATTCATAATATCCAGATCTTGCAGTTTTAATTTTAGTACTTCCACCAGGAATGCCAAAATCTTGAATAAAATATGCAGCAGCATAAAGAATAGTATCTTGATTAAATTCTGGAACATATCCTTGTTGATCAAAAGTTAAAATTTTAGAATAATTACTTTCATAATATTCTCTAGACATAACTCCTTTATTATAAAAATATGGAACTAAGTTTCCTCCGTAGCCACTTGCACTAGGATAACCACTTCCAAATATTTTGTTATCCCAATATTTACTAATGCTATTTATAAATCCACCATCCCAATTATCTTGATAAACATAAGGATCGCTTAGATCGTATGCAGATCTAACAGAAAGAGGTGCAACACCTTCTTTTGCTTCAAAAATATCATACTTTAAAAATGTATTTTGTTCTGATCTTCCTGGCAAATCATTTGGAATTGTTTCTTTCATTATAGTATCTCCA